CTGGGTTTTATATTTTCTTATTGTTTTTATAAATGGCGATTCATTTGTGTTAGAAAACAACCAACGCTTTGAAACAAAAGGCGAGTGTTTAATTGAAGGTATGCAAAAAGGAAGTTCTATTGTAGAAAACATAATAATAATGTCAGGAATACCCGCTTCAGGGCAATTCACTTGTCGTAAAGTTGGAGTAGATACATGATGTTAATTGCATCTGCAATTGTAGCTGGTTTATCTAGTCCTGATTTTGTAACTTGTCAGTTGGCTAAACGCACTAAAATACAGGATGAAATGGTTTGTATTTACAAAGGACCAAACAATACGATAGGTTATCACTATCCGAGTTTTAGTTTTAAGGAATGTCCAAGACAGTTTCAATGCCGATACTCACCCGATACTAAGCGGCGTCCGACTGTTAAGGAAATAATGGAAGGCTTGCAAGGGGGCTTTGAATGACAAACGCTTTTGAGAAAATACTAGAATACAAAATTTTACCGCGTTTTATGATGTTCACCATGACGATAGTTTATGTTCGGTGCATTGAGTGGGCGCTTACACAACCCGATTTGTCTACACAGCAGGCAAGTCTAATTTCTGTTGTCACAGGCGCTATGACAGGCGCATTTGCCGTATGGCTGGGGTCAGAGAAATGATAACACTATTAGGTAGCTTACTAGGATTTGGCAGTTCATTTCTGCCAGAGGTTCTAAATTACTTCAAGGCGAACCAAGCGCAAAAGCACCGCATGGAAATGATGCACCTTGAAACAGAACTAGCGCAAAAACGTTCTGAGATGAAGCTGGTTGAGTTAGATAAACAAGCTGACATTGAAGAAACGAAAGGGTTGTATTTACATGACAGTTCTATCGACGCTGGAAGTTTTATCAACGCCTTGCGTGGGTCCGTTCGGCCCGTTATCACTTATATGTTTTTTGCTTTATTCATTGCCACAAAAGTCGTGATTATGGTGAAAGTCACACAAGCTGGCGGCGATTGGATGCAAGCGGTTGAACTTATGTGGGATACAGAAACGGCTGGATTGATGAGCGCAGTGTTAGCCTTCTGGTTTGGCAATCGGGCTATATCTAAGTACGCGGGGAAATAATCATGGGATACAAGTTAAGCAAACGAAGTCTGTCTAGGCTGGAAGGTGTGGATGAAAGACTAATTGGTATTGTTAAATACGCTATTGGCGTTACGAAGCAAGACTTCAGTGTAATCTGCGGGTTGAGAACAATAGACGAACAACGTGCTTTAGTTGCAAAAGGGGCTTCGCAAACCATGAAGTCAAAACACATCGACGGTAACGCTGTTGATCTTATGGCTTACTGCGATGGTGGTAGATGGGAACTCAACCTATATGATGAAATTGCAGACGCCATGAAAGAAGGTGCAGAGGCTGTGGGCGCAAAGCTGCGCTGGGGCGCTGCGTGGACGATAGATGACCTTGGAGCGTGGGAAGGTAGCGCAGAGAACGCTATGAACAGCTATATAGACATAAGGCGCTCACAGGGGCGCAGACCGTTCATTGACGCGCCACACTTTGAGTTAATGCTGTGATATGCACGTATTCGTTCTTATGGTCTATCTGGGCTATGGGGATGACCGAATCTTGTTGAGTGAAGATATGTATTTCCACCGCGTTGACTTCTGTAACAAGGTGGCAAGTGAAGTCGTTAAAAGGTACAGTACGCACGGAATAGAAGTAGAAGACAGGGTTGTTGCTTACTGTGTGCCAAAATATCTAAATCAGGCTCCTGAAAATGTTTACTAACCCGAACAATTTAGTTTTTTTAAAAAAAACAATAACCCCTACAAATGTTCGGGTTTGTATGCTAGAAAAGCAAACAACTGAGGTTACGACATGATGAACAGCATGCAGAACATGGGCAGATACGGCGATACACGCATGGCGCATGTGGCTCCCGGCGAAATGGTTGTGCCGCGTCAGGTTATGCAGAACAACCCTCAGATGGCACAAGGCATTGCATCTGCAATTAGGTCAGAGGGCGTTGACCCTAGACGCTATATGGTTGGTACACCGCAGAATAGTATAAACCCGAACACAGGTCAGCCAGAGTTTTTCTTACCGCAGTTAGCTGCTTTCGCTGGAAAAGCTCTTGCTAGTAACGCTGTCAAAGGCGCGTTGACTTCTTTGGCAGTGCGTAAGTTGCAAGGTAAGAAGGCTGGACTGCGCGAGGCTTTGATCGGTGGCATTCTAGGCGAAGGCATAGGCGGCGCTATGGGTAAGGGTACATCCATATCTAGCCTGTTTGGTGGCGTGGGTGGCGGAACGTCTATGGCGTCTGAAGCAGCGGGAGATTTAGCTGCTGAAGGACTTAGAAAACAGGAAGCTGTTAACGCTTTAACCAAAAGTGCAGGCAGAGCAGCCACGGATCGTGGATTCACCCCCGCGAAAGAACTTGTTCAAACAGCCGCACGGCGCAGCGTAGACCCTGTTAAAACCATACCGCAACGTGTGTTTAAAGAAGACCTAATGGGCATTGGCGAGTTGGGATCATCTGTATTCCCAAGCCTAAAGGACGAAGGCAATATCCTTGGCAAGATACTAAACACCAGAGGTGGCGAAGCACTGGTGTTTGGTCTAGGTGCAGAGCTACTAGCAAAAATGCAAGGTGACGATGATGAAGACGATGGACGCGCTGCAATAATCGCAAGAGCCAATCGTCCATTCGGGCATGGCATGCCTACCTCAATCAACACCATGAGGACATTAGCTGACGGCGGTGAAACAACGCCTGACTATTTCCCACGTAGAAACGGCGGTATCATGCCAAGCGAAGGCTCTGGCACAAAAGACGATGTACCCGCTATGCTAATGGCTGGTGAGTTCGTACTAACGAAAGACGCGATAAAAGGTCTTGGCAATGGCAACCAACGTCAAGGTATTGCTAAAGCATACGATATGCAAAATGCGCTAGAGAAAAAGGCTAGAACATGAGTGAAACCTATGAAACCATTCAGCGCCGTCCAGAATATATTGAGCAGCGTGAACAAGCCTTACTAGATAAAATCTTCGGAACGTCCTCTGGTGGTGTCTATACTGGCGGTCTTGTAGACGCAGAAACGTATCCAGACCTGTTTAGAATACCAGAGTATAAAATTGCACCTGAAACAGATTTAGAACAATCTATCTATAATACGTTTGATACTGACGCAGAGCGTCAAGCGTTTATGGACAGGTATCAGCCTTACTTTATGGATCAAACAGGCGCAGCTAAATACTTTCCAGATGCAGAATCAGCAATGGATACTGGCGTTAGTAAAATTGAAGGCGCTTTAGGAACAGACGCTGACGATTATTTTCCGCAAGCCTCAAGCTATATCACAGGCGGCACAGAGGCGTTTGACCCGTCTACTGGTGTTGCCGACTATATGAACCCGTACAAGCAAAGCGTCATTGATGAGGCAATGAAGCAAATTGACAAGCAAGGCGCACAAGCCATGCAGAAAATGAATGCACAGGCAGTGGGGGCTGGTGCGTTTGGTGGGTCAAGAGCGGGTGTGCAGGCAGCGGAAACGCAAGGCAACATTCAGGATGCTAGGGCTAAAACCATAGCGAATATGATGGCTCAAGGATATGACAAGTCTTTAGGCGCAGCTATGTCTGGGTTTGAAGCCGAACAAAAGCGCAACTTAGAAGGCGGCAGACTTACAGGCGGATTAGGTCAAACAGTCGGTGGCCTTGGTTCTAAGCTGGTAGACGCTGGATCGTCTTACGGCACATTGGGCGGAACTAGCGCAGATGTTGGTCGGGTTTACAGCGCCATGACCCCCGCAGACATGGGCTTTATGTACGGGCTAGGTCAAACACAGCGCGACTACGATCAGAGGGTTTTGGACAATCAGCGTAGGGAGGGTATGCGCGGCACTGAGCAAGCGTTGTATCCAATCAACTACGCCTACGGTGCGCTATCAGGAACGCCATCTGCGGGTGTTGCAAGCCAATACACGACAGCCCCTGCCCAGCCGGGAACCAACCCGTTTATCGCTGGCATAGGCGCGTACACAGCCCTTTCGGGTATTAACCAACAACGTACTTGAGGGCTTTAATATGGCTGGAATGACCCGAAAAGACCCGACACAGGCTAGAGAATTAGAACTAATGCGGCGTGGTATAGGTTCTTTTGATGACTTTTCCAAATATCTTGAAAGTCAACGAACAGTTCCTAATACAAGTTTAACAACAATGGACGGAAGCCCAATTGGGCGCGGTCTTGATTTCAGTGCCGAAGGCATATCCCGTGGTCTAGCGCCAGCAAGACGCGCTATTGGTCGAGGCATATTGAACCCTTTGGCTTCTTTACAAGACTTGATAGCTGTACCAGCATCAACAGCAGAAGCGTTAATATCTAAAGGATTGGGTGGAGTTTCTTCCGCATTGGGTGCAACAGATGTAGGGCAATTCTTTTTAGACCAAGGCGATAAAGGTTTTGATAGAGCAAGTTCTAAACTTTCTGAAGCATTAGGTCCGGGGCAAGTCATTAAGCCGTTAGACAGCACTTTGTCTCCTGCTGATAACGAACAACTGTTAGACATTTTTGGACCAGACCCTAGCATTGGGCGACCAAAAGGCATGGTTCCGGGCAAAGCAACAATAAAGCCGGGTACAGAGGGTTTGCCTAAAAAACAAATTCCTGATCCAAGCAGCAACGTAGATGCCGCTGCGCGATTGATGATGGAGCAGTCGCAGACTAAAGCTGACGCTAACCGCGAAGCAAGTTTGACCATGCCATCGGGAACAACGTCTAAAACAAAGCCATCGGGAACAACGTCTAAAACAGAAGACCCTATGGGTGACTACAGCGGCAAAGAACCTACTGTAGATTTATTTATGGAAGCAATGGCAGAAGGCAATAAAGCCAAAGGCGAAAAGCCTGTTAAAGCAAAAACCCGCGAAGAACTGTTGGAAAAATACAAACAGGAATTTGCAGATGCTACTGGCATTGACATAAGTGGCAAGCCTGACACTAGCCAAGCGTTAATGGCTATGGGCCTGTCCATGATGCAAAACCGCGCTGGTAAAGGCTTCAACGTTGGCAAGATGTTAAGCGCAGTGGGCGAAGCTGGAGAGAAAGCTATGCCTGCTCTATCTGCTGCTAGAAAAGAAGCTAAAGCTGCTAGAGTAGCTGCTGGTAAATACGCACTTAGTCAAATTAAATCTGATGAAGATGCTGCCCTAGCAATAGAAACAGCTAACAGAGCGTTGCAAAAAGAACTGTATTTAAAAGATGTAGAATTTGCCAACGACAGGCGCTTGAAAATACTAGAAGCTCAATTGGAAGGTGGGAATAAACTTACTGAAGCGTTGAAAAATACAGAACAACAAACTATAAAAATTGGCGCTCAAGAAATAAAATTAGGCAGAGGGCAAGACCTTGAGTTCAACGCAAGAACTGTTTGGTCTGATCCTGTTCTTGACTCAAAAGAAGTTGCAAGCGCATACAAAAAAACTGCTGAAGGATTAGACACAT